ATGATAGCGCACGAAGTTTTTGCAATGATATATGATAGAACGATACAGAATGTGGTGGTAGGGCATCATGAAGAAACCAACTGGGTGGCACGGTGTGTCTATGGTGACGATGCTTTTGCAGTGGATTGTACGCAATATCCCTGTGAGATAGGGGATAAGTATATTGACGGCGTGTTTTATAAGGCTGATGGAATAACACCTATTGAATATATCCCCACTCAAGAGCAGCAGGTAAAACAGCTTCAGCGGGAAAATGCGGAGCTTACACTTGCCTTGGCAGACATGATAGGGGGCGCAATGTAATGTTATCCAACATACAGCAAAACATCATCATCCGGGCCCTGCAGATTCGGAAGAATCAGGGGGAGGAGCCGGCAGACATCCTGGAAGGTTACAGGAACCTGACAGACGACGAGAAGGCAGAGATACTGGAAACATTGAAAGAATAAAGGAAAGGTGAGGTATATGAAAGTGGAAAGGATAGAGCAGTTAATCGCAATGGCCTGGGCGAGTCAGATTATCAAGGTAGTGATTGTGGCGGTAGTGATGGATACCGTGTTTGGGTGCATCCGGGCAGCCAAAGAAAAGCAGTTTAATAGCTGCTTCGGAATTGATGGGGCCATACGGAAAATATCAATGCTGGTATCGATAGCATTTCTTCTTGTTCTGGATAGGATTGTAGGGCTAAATTTAATTGGATTTATACCGGAGGCTGTCCGAGCATACCTACCTGTAAAACACATTGGCGTAGCTGAATTTTTTGCACTGTTATACATAGCATATGAGACGGTAAGCATTTTAAAAAACATGACGATGTGCGGCCTGCCGGTTAAGCGCCTGTGGCAGTTTATACAGGACAAGCTTAAGCAGTATACCAGCGAGTTACCCGATAGCCAGGACGAGGCAGCGACTAAATAGGTTGCGATATCGCAACCGCAGAAAGGCAATGCCATGAGGACATTAAGATTTAATGTATCCGGCCAGGAGCTGATAAGGGCTCCTGGCTGTGATTTTAGTAACATAATCGCAGGTACATCCGGCTACCTGCAGGCGGCATTCGAGTTTGGGGCAGACTGGGATGGGACTGTCAGGGTGGCCGCATTTTATCCCTATCCACAGTCTGAGGAGGTTGCTGCATTGATAACAGACGGTGCCTGCATTGTGCCGGATGAAATCACGGTCTGTGACACTTTTAAAATCGGGGTGGTTGGGCAGCGTGAGAACGGCCAGAGGATTACCACCAATCTGATTACAATTAAGCAGGAGAGGGGGAGCGGACAGGCATGGCAACCGTAGATGAGATACTGACAGCACGAGCCTATGCGGTTGATGACGAGATATGGACGGCGGATAACAGTTATCCATCTAATCGGCTATACGTGGAGCCGGAATATGTCCCTGTCACCAACAAACGCATTGTGGATTTTAATGACCAGATATCGGTGTACGGGGAGCAGAACGTTCAGTTTGTAGGCTTCCAGCTGCCGCGGTACGATGATGGAATTGACCTGACGGTACAGAACCTGTATATTCATTATCAGACTGCGCATGGCGGAAGTGACAGCGTACCTTGCAATGTGTCCTGGTCGGACAACTACGTCAGACTGCTGTGGGAGATACCTGGGCAGGCCACACAGGAACCGGGGACAATCCAGGTGATGATATATGCGACCAGTACCAGCAGTACAGGAGTAAGGACTGTGTGGAAGACCCTTCCTGCAACCTATACTATCCATGATGGACTGGAAATCGGAGGAGGCATCCTGGAGCCAGACCATTCTTGGTACGAACAGTTCATGCAGCAGATGGAATCAAGGGTATCCACAGCCCTGGGATACGCCAATGATGCCCAGGCCAGTAAGACTGCCGCTGCCGATTCTGCCACTGAGTCTGCCAAATCCGCTACAGCATCGGCGCGGGCATTAGAGGAGAATAAGGCATATGTGGAGAGCCAGAAGGAGGCATTTGCGGGCTACAACCGCCGTGAAACTGACCTTAAGTATGCCAATGCCCTTATAGATTCTGCCTCCGGAACCACGCAAGTCACAGTGTCTGATGCATGGGAGGCCCCAATACCCGGCCTGGAGATAGCCGGTAAGAGTGAACAGGGAGCAGACCCCAGCCCGGATAATCCGCAGGAGATTGTGAGTACGGATGTCACGGCGGTGACGGTGACGGGGGCGCAGTTATTGGACATACCATCATTAAGTACTAAAAACTATCTTGGGGTTACTTATAGCCCACAACCAGATGGAACAGTAATAGCTACTGGAACTAGTACAGGGACATCGTATATTGATTTGCGTATTCAGGAGCCGTTACCACTAGGGGATTACTATATTTCTGGTTGTCCGAATGGTGGAGGAGGTGATGGATATCAACTGATGGCTTATGCAGTAAATAATGGTTCATATAAAGTCATTGGTTCTGATATTGGGAATGGTTCAAGATTTACAGTTACAGATGACAATCCCATTGCAATAAGGATAGTGATGCGATTAAGTATATCCGGCCCATTAACATTCAAGCCCATGCTAAATGCTGGAGACACCGCTCTCCCCTGGGAACCCTACCAGTCCAAGACCGCAGCCATCACCCTGACGGAGCCGTTACGTGGCATCGGGGATTACAGGGACAGGATAATGTGCCGGGGCGGCGTGTGGGGGATTGAGCGGAACATCTCCATGGATATACTAACAGAAGATACGGTAAGACCATCGGCTGGGGGTATGAACAGCACCTATCCCAATTGCATTATAGATAACAGGTATACGGTCATATATTCAAAGCAGTATTCTGAATTGAGTAAAAAGGGGTTATATAGTGACGGCAAAAAAACTACCGGGTATTGCAACATAGCGCCTGCTGGTATGGTAAAAGATTGGAGCGTGGTAAGTGGCGGTCTGGACAATGTTTATTCAATCAATGGACTCGGAGGTATTTATATTGCAGTGCCGATAACAGTAATTGGGGTAACAGCAACTGCTACAATGGACGAAGTTAATGCAGCCATCAAACAATATGTTGCAGATAATGACGTATATGTAATGTTTGTCCTGGATGCCCCCACCTGGGAACCCCTCCCAGCCGCTACCCAGTCCGCTTTAAATGCCCTTACCACTTACACAGGCCAGACAACCATCACAGTGACAGCGGATGGGCAGCCGGATATGAAGCTGGAGTATGTACAGGATACCAGGATGGTGATAGCAGATTTACAGGCACAGATTGATGCGATAAGGAATGGAGGTACGACATGAGTAAAACAGCAGCAGGATTAATCAATCACTGTAAGGACAAGCTGAGAACCCCATATGTTTACGGCGCTAAGGGTGAGGTTCTTACCCAGGCCATCCTTGACCGCCTCGCCCGGGAGAACCCAGGCACATACACATCCACCTACAAAGCCAAGGCGGCCAGGTACATAGGCCAGCGCTGCACGGACTGTAGCGGCCTCATCAGCTGGTACACCGGGCGCATCCGAGGCAGCTACAACTACCATGACACAGCCGTGGAGCGCGTGGGTATCGACCACCTGAATGAGACTATGGTCGGTTGGGCGGTCTGGAAGCCGGGCCACATCGGGGTGTACATAGGTGATGGCTGGTGTATTGAGGCCAAGGGTATCAACTACGGGACTATCAAGTCCAGAGTGGCGGCCACACCCTGGCAGAAGGTCCTCAAGCTCTGCGACATCGACTATACCCCGGTCCCAGTGACATACACCCAGGGCTTTCAGCCGGCCGCAGACGGCCAGCGCTGGTGGTATCAGTTTACAGACGGCAGCTATGCGGCCAATGGCTGGTACTGGCTCCAGGAGGCCACGGACGGCACCTGTGGTTGGTATCTGTTTGACAGCGAGGGCTACATGCTGACCGGCTACCAGGTGGACCCTGCCGGCGAGGCATTTTTACTCTGCCCAGTCAAGGGCAGCGACGAGGGCAAATGCATGATTACGGATGCAAGGGGCGCGCTCCGGATTGCGGAGGAGTACGACATGGTAAATCGACGGTACGTGTTTACGTGGTAGCCCTAAGTATGCCATTATTTACCAGTGCAGCTCTCTTTGTAAAAGGCATACAATGGTCTTGAAAGGAGGCGCATAAAGATGGATGGAAAGCGGAACGATGAGCCGCCAGAACCGGCGGAAGAGTACTCAGATGAGGAACTGTTGAAGGAGTTTGAAGCAGTTAAACGCATGACCGTCCCCTTACCCATCCCGGGTCCAAAGCCGGATGAGTTTGAGAACATCTGGAAGCGGATACAGGAAGGGAAGGAGAAAGAGAAGTAA